GCCGTTGAGAACGTTCCCGTGTCGTCTAAGATTTATGAGGTCGTGCACTACTGCACTATTCCACTAGGCGAGTACGAGGAGGACAAACTTACCGTCAGCTTGAAACCGAAGCAGAAGGTTATTGTTGAGTGGCAGTACGACTCCATCACCGATCCAACACCACTGAACATCAAACTACAAGGTGTGCCAACAATTGATGATGATGAACAATACCAAACATTCTGGTCTAACGAAAAATTGCAGAAGTGGCTCAAACGCCATACCCGAGGATTATAATCATGAGCCTAATCAAAGAAGCCCAAGAGTTGCAAACATCAGCTCAACTGATCGTTGAAGCATGTGAAAAATACAACGTGCCCACATCACTACTCGAAAGCCTCGATGGGGTGTTGCACTCGTATATTCAACGCATCAACGGCGGCCAGATGGCTCGTTTCGCACACGGTGACCTATACGCCCTAGCCAACATCTTCGCCCTCGCATCCATGATCGGTGCAACCGATGCATCAGGCCTGGACACCACCACAGCGAATGGCGTGCTGAACCTGTATAAAACAGCAAAGCCTGGTGATAACGATCAAACGACTCACGACATCCAGCAAATGGTTGACGGCCTACCGGCAGCAATGCAGCAAAAATTCCGCACCCTCGCAAACGCCTGGGGCAAAAACCTGCAGATCACCATCGAGAAAAACGATCCAGCAACGATGAAAAACATCTCCAACCGTCTCCTGAAGGCAGTCACCCTACTCCAGACAGCGGTCGGTAAAATCGAATCCCAGCACCGTGAAAATATCGATCGCAGCTCTGTCCAAGCAGCCAAATGGCGCAACGGCGGCCGCGGCGGCGTCCTGGGCAGGTAAATCGCTGTTGACTTTTCCTCAAAAATAGGGGACACTGGCCTCAACTGTAACCACCGGACGTCACAAAATGCTCAGCACCATTCTCACAACTGCCACCATAGCGAAAAACATCGCATGGGAAAGCCGATTCAACCGATATATCGGCAACCCACTCCGTGAAACATTTGGGCACGAAACCACCTATCAAGCAGCAGCTCGGGGCCTCACACAGGGCCATAACGCCGCACGGTACGATATGATCCTAGCCGATCTGGAACTGATGTACATCGAAAACACCACTCGTTGACCTTTTCGAAAAAGTGTGTGACAATGCACACGTCCCCTAAATCCTACTAAGGAAATATATGCCGCAAATCAATGACACCATCGCCACAGGTGTGAAACTTTTCGTCCAAATGACAGGTCTTGCAGCCGATCCATACGAAGAAAAATTCGTCCGTGATGAGGAAGACTTGCGTATCGCGCTAGAGCAAGTTGCGGATAATCTCAAATACACCGCCCCGATGGTCGGCAAGCAGATGTACCGCAATCAACCATTCAGTTTTACCAATGACGTCAAACTGGCCATGGAAGAAACGCTTCTGGTCGGTGAAGACGCCCGCGAAACCGCTGGCCTCCGTCGCCGCAACCTCACGATGTATCACCTGATCCTCGAGCCAGTCATCGACGAGCTCGGCACCATCTCCCACACCGACGCAATCGCCATCGCAGACGAATTCGTCCAGACCGTGTATCACTACGCCACCCAGGTCGAAACCAAACCTCACTTCGATGATGCACTGGTCGCAAAAGCGATCGTCAAAAGCATGGTAAAAGAGCGCGAAGCCGCTCGAAAGGCTCTCTTGGCCGAAAAGAAAAAGGCCGGTCGAAAGAAGGCCAAAAAAGAAGTTGATGATCTGATCAAAGAAGTTGAAGCAGATCCAGTTGATGACGTAGCAGAATAATAAAGGCGCTTCGGCGCCTTTTTACATATCCTGTCCATAAATACTCTATCAACCATGGAGTAAATATGGCATCCCCACAAGACATCCGCACCGACGCCCCAGGCATGCTTCGCACAGAAGCAATGGGTATTACCCTACGATTTGATCGTACAGGGCCTACAACTGGTCGTATATCGTGGAACATCCCAAGGCCAGCTACCGGTTGCGCCGCCGAAGATCAAGCATACTGCGGCATCGTCGTTACCCTCGACACCACCAGCAACAACACCACAAAACTCCCCGTCAACGGCACCGTATACAGCTCTGATGCAACCGGTGACACAAACCTTTTCGCCGGTGACACCATTGGGTCATCGAAGGTTATTGGAGCGTTTTATCGCGACCGTACCACAACGTTCTTTGATGTCACAGGCATCAAAGAAAACACCCCATATTTCGTATCAGGATTTCCTGTTGATTGCGAAAACCGTTATTACCGTGAAGGTGTCCACGCATACTCTCTCGACTACAAGCAAGACGGCACTCAACCAACACACGGCACCCAGGTAATGATCCTAAACATCGCTGGCGGCAACGGCGGCGGGGTTCAACCTACTGATACCACTGGTCTTATCACTGGGACTGATTATACGTTTGAAATGAAGCGCGGCCTGGTTCCAAAACCAAATCGCCCTCTAACCCAACAAGAGTGCATGCCTTCACCATGGCGCTACACCATCACTATACCAGGTGCAGCAGCAGCAACGTACTTTGACCTTCTTGCAGCAATCCAACAAAAGCTAGACGTCCTGGATAATCCTCCACAAGGTCCAACCGCGCCCAATACCGGCGCGTATTACTATAACATCACAACAGGTGAACTGTCCGTCTGGAACGGATCAATTCACACAATCCAGCCGGTCATAATCCAGCCGACTGCCCCCAATCTTGCAGCAGTCGGTACCTTCTGGCTCAACTCTACAACAAACGTCCTCAACCGTTATAACGGCACAGCATGGTTACCGGTCACGGTCGTATCATACAAAGCAGATCCTGCAGCGCCACAATGCGATGCCACGTTCTGGTTCAACGGCACAGACGGGTTTACATGGACTGGCAATGCTTGGCTCAAACACACACTGTACAACCAAACTATCGATCCATCACTATTCAAGGAACCACCGTGCGGATCTTTTTGGTATAACACCAGAACCTACGAACTGTCGACTTGGGATGAAACCCGCCAGATGTGGGTATCTGCAAACGCCGTTCAGAGTGGAATAGCACCGAATGCTCTGCCTACCGGAGCGTTTTGGTTTGATGATACTAACAAAACCCTCAACATACGGAATGCAACAACCACCAGCTGGACTGTCGAACCAACCGCCCGTATCGCTGAAACAGAACCAACACTCACTGTGGTGGCAGGGACACTATGGTATAACCCAGCCACAACAATACTAAAACAGCGTGACCCAGCTAACGCAGCATGGGTTGAGATTGACGCTATCACATTCGCGACCGATCCTACACAGGTAACATACTGCTCCAACTGGTGGAGCACCGTTGATGATAAAATGCGCGTATGGGATGGTGTCAACAACGTTTGGTCTCTTGTCGCTAACTTCTGGCAGCAGCCCGTTGATCCTACAGCACCACCAGCATTCGCTGAAGGCGATCTGTGGTATCAGCCCCTGACCCAAAAACTATACTACTGGCAAAATAACTGTTTCAAGGTCACAGATTATGTATCCTGGCCTACTGACCCACGCGCCATTCCAGCCGGCACTGTGTGGCACGACACCACAAACGACCTGTGGTTTGAGCGTGTTGGTACCGCTTGGGTACCGTTTATCCCAACCAAAGCACCAGCCGATCCAACCACACTACCAACCGGCACTCTCTGGATCAACAGCGTCAACAACAATCTGCAGATGTGGAACGGTGTATCGTGGGTTTCGGTATCGTACTCAACTGCCCCACTCACCCCATCAACCGGCACCAAATGGTATAACACCACTACACACAAACTGATGTCATGGGATGGTTATAACTGGGTATTCGCCACACCGCTCTTGACCGTGGATTTCAACTGCTACGGAAACTTCATCTTCACCGACACCTCAACCGGCAGCCTATCGTGGGTTAGCGTGCAAGACATCGATCTATTCGCATCGCTCACCGGCGGGTTCAACTTCGGTGATCCTTCACCTGGTTCTGATGGTGTTTCGTCCGAACCCTCATACAACGAAATCGGCATCGGCACCGATGGCACTAACGACGAACGCCTAGCTCTTCAAACCGAAATCAGATACGCTCTCGGCTATCCAACTGTTGACGTGGAAATCACACCTGAACAACTGAACTTCTGCATTGACACCGCACTCCAAACGTTCCGCAGCAACTCATCAGCCGCATACACCCGTGGTTTCTTCTTCCTGCAACTGCACGCCGAGCATCAAACATACCTGCTGACGAATAAAGTTTCCGGGATGAATAAAATCGTCGACGTCCTCGGGGTTCACCGTCTGACCTCATCGTTCCTCTCATCGGCACACGGTGCCGGCGTCTACGGCCAAATCGTCATGCAGCACCTCTACAACATGGGCACATTCGATCTTCTATCGTATCACCTCATGTCCGAATACACGAAAACAATGGAGATCCTCTTCGCAGGCCGCATCACATTCAACTGGAACGAACAATCCCGCGAACTACGCCTCCACCACCGTTTTCCATTCTCTGAACGCATGTGCCTCGTCGAAGCAACCGTCGAACGCACAGAACAACAGATGCTTTCCGATCGTATCGCCCGCCCATGGCTGCGCAAATGGGCCTCTGCGGAAGCAATGATGATCCTCGCTAACACCCGCGGCAAGTTCCAGACACTACCGGGCGCCGGCGGCGGCGTCTCGCTCAACGCATCCGATCTTCGCCAGCAAGCCACCACCGATAAAGAACTCTGCATGGCCGAGATTTTCGATTACGTCTCTGACACTCCTGAAGATTTTGGTATGCAAACAACTTTTTGTTTTGGGTAATAACCATGGCAAAAGTTCAAGACTGCAACAAACCATCCAACTTCGCCACATGCCGCCCGTGGGATATAACACAGAGTGCGGACAGCGGGTTCATGGATCGTCAAAACCAGGAACAACTGGCGATCGCTGGTGCACAGGTCAACATCCACAAACTGCTCGGCGTTCACGAGCAGACGGAACTGATCGACCTATCCAAAAACGGCGCGCCACTATCTGGCGGCGACGCCCCATTATACACCGCACCGTTCGCGTTCCAAGCAACACGGACAGAATGGCGATCGAAACAAACCGGTGAAGCCGCAATCGTAGCCTCATCATTCATCGGCTACGACTTCGGCACCCTAAAAATCACCAACGGCCGTGAACGCTATGGGATCGATGCAGCCATCCGTCACATGATCACCACCATCAAGATCAAACAGAGCCAGAACCCATCTCAACGCGTAACCAAAGCGCGAGTGGAACGCTCACAAGACGGAACGCATTGGTTCGGCGTAGCGATCGTTTCTATGCCGAATGACGACAAACTAAACACCATCCACTTCAAGCACTCAGTCACCAACCGCTACTGGCGTCTCCGCCCACTGAACTTCACCGGCGGTGATTGTGACAGCTGGGGCATTCAAGCGTTGGAAATGCACGAATACGCGGCAACAGAACTAAACAACATTCAGGACAAGATTTTCCTCGAGAACCGTGACCGTGACTACGATAAAGACACAACACCGCTGAAGGGATTTTATCAACTGCTCAGCGCCCAGACCGAGCTGTCACGTTTCGGCATCGAGATACCATCCGCAACATACAATATCAAACTGAACTTCAACGCCACCGTTGCAGCGCTCGGTCGCCCTGTCGTCATTGGTGATATAATCGAGCAACCGAGTGAGACACA